CTGATAAGGAATAGTGGCGAGGAACGCCTCGAAGATCTCCTCCAAGGCGTTCCAACTCATTAACCAATTCCCTATATTGAGCTTTATAATCCATAATGTCAGTTGTTAGTTGTTAGTGGTTAGTTGTTAGTCATTAGTCACTCTTCACTTTTCACTTTTCACTCTTCACTTGTCACTTGTCGTTTTCTTTGCAGCGCCCGCTCCAAGTAAGGCACATCCTTAGGGTAGTGCTCCCGCTTCTGGGCGATGAGCTTCTCAAGGGTCGCTGCGCCCAGCTCCGAGAAGAGCGCCACAGCCCCCTCTTTCAGCGCCAAGTACTTAAACCCCGTGATGTATAGTACCAAGGCATTGTACGGCACCCGCGAGAGGTCTACGATCTGTAACCCTGCTTGTACTTCCTTCTCCCCAGTGTAGTATACACGCCCTCCAGGGAGCAGCACCTCGAAGCACTCTTCCAGATTAGGCTTTAGGCGCTTAACCTCCCCCTGTTCTAAGGGGGAAGTAGTCGCCATGTTCTTATTTACTTGATCCTTTGCCATTAATCATTGAGCATTAATCGTTAATCATTAATAATTATGCCTCAGCAATGCTACCCGCATACTTGTACAACTTGGAGTTGGTGGTGATCTTCAGTGTTACCCCTGAATCGTCTTCGGCTTTCTTGCCTGTAGTAGCATCAGCAGAATCCATAAAGGCAGGGTTAATCTTTGTCCCCACTACCCACAAAGTACCTACAGCATCAGGCACAATAAAGGTCATAGGCACGTTTTTGTAACGCCCGATAAAGTCGAGCACCTTGTCCGAAAAGCGTGGAATCTTAGCCTCAAGGTCTGTCTTTGCCTTCTTGTTCCCCGCGTTGCCCACAAGGCTCATCTTTAGTTCGTTCTCGTTGATCTGTAGGTCTATCCCCTTCCATGTCTTCCCAGTGACAAGGGTTAGGTTTCCTTCCTCTATGGTGTTAGCCTTGCCCAGCTCCCCCGTATTAGGAGGGAGCACACATTTGTCGAGGAAGGCCGTAGGCGCATACAGCACACGCGTACTGATACCCCCGCTCACCTCGTCGTTTGGACAGCTGTCCAAGCTCTCAAAAGGAGCATTATCAAAACAATTTGTAGCCATTTCTTTTATCTTTTAAGTTTATTCGTTTTTTACTCTTCACTCTTTACAATAAGAGCGCTTCCCCCGCCTATGAGCTGCACGAGTGCTTCCTCATCTGCGGCCAACTCTTCCTGAGTGTAGTGCTCCCCACCGAATAAGATCTGCAAGGGCGCATCGTCCGCAAACTGGTACTGCTTTCCACGAAAAGAAAAGGCATGTCCCGCTCTCTTTTCCTCTACCTGCAATACCCTTTTGCCTCCCGCAGCCTCCAAAGTAGCTTCTAACTTTGTAAGCGCTTTTTCCCTTTCATCAAGGGCTTGTTCTCTTTCGTTAAGCGCTTTTTCCCTTTCGTCAAGGGCTTGCTCTCTTTGGTTAAGGGCTTTTTCCCTTTGGTCAAGCTCCACGGCAAGGTCGTTCAGATCCGATTCCTTGCTATCTGCGGCCGCTTCACGAGCACTCAGCTCCGAGGAGCGATCCTTAAGGAGCGCCTCGCGCTCCTCAAGGGTCAGTTCTCTGTTATCATTATCTTTTGCCATATATTATCTATTTAATTATAAAAATAGGTTTGGATAGAACAGCTTGTTCTGCGAATCATTGTTCAATCCTCTGTGCTTGCTGGCATCGGCAGTCTCTACGAATAGGTACTGATTCACCGCAAAATCGTAGCCCAAGTGCCACTGAGAGAAGAGCTTCACTACATAGTCCTGCACTTGCACATCGTCCAAGCGCGCTGGATTGTCTTTGCGATCGTACAAGCGGAAGAAGTTCCCATCGTACCACGCTATGATTCGCCCTTTCTTCAGTCCTGGCACGCCCACTATGGTACGGCCAAACTTCGTCTTCCCGCGCTGTGGATCCTTGAAGTCTATGTACTGGTTGGCTGGGGTCTCACGTGCCTCTACATAGTCGTTGAACTCTTCTAAGGAGAGGAAGATAGTGCTTACTTTCCCTTGGTCAGGCAACCCTTTTTCAAACTTCGTTACCCTATCCACTATAGTAGCGGAGGAATCCACGGGGATCAAGAAAACGGGATTTTCTGTGTCCGCCACCGCTCTGGTGACTACCTCATTGAGCCCGTCCATGGTCTTGGTGTAGTCTGGAGTAGTGTTCCCCACCTGTGCAGGATCATACTTCCCTATAACCGAAACCACATTCAAGTCTGAGATGATCTTTTCTTGTACCAAACCCATAATGTACTTGCTGATAGGCATCTCATTGGGTTTCTTCTCCTCTTCGTACAGCTCCTCTACCCAGCTATTATATACCTTGTAAGGATTGATTGGGAAGTTCATCTTTTGTTGGAAGTTTTTAAGTAGTTTCTTCCCAAAAGAAACCTTACCATATGGAGTCCAAGTATCCGAAAAGGCTTGCACTACATTATCCATTAGCACATAAGGAATATTATACTCTCCTTTGACCTTTGATAAGGTCTTAGCATATCGGTTCAGCAGGATATCTTTTGAGAGAATCGCCGCTTGTATCTCAAAAGGGTTCTTCCTTCCATAACGAACCAACTCATTTTTGATTTGGTCTATGTCTATAAAATCTGGCATATTCTTACTTTTAAATTATTATTCTAAATTCTTACAACTGATTGTGCAAATCTTCCATATGCACTACTTCGTCCCCGCTCTGCTGTTCGCGCCCGTCATTACTTGGCTGGGTATGTACTGGGCGTTTCTCCCCGTACTCCTTGCAAGTCTTCCCAAGGGCAGCAATGTCAGCAATCGCGTCCCCATTACTCTTTAAGCTGTTAAGCGCCATCGCCTCGCCAAGGGCTTCACTCAGCGCCTTGCCTTCTGTGGCGACTTTTTCTTTTTCAGCCTTCAGCGTGGCAATCTCTTGCTCAAGGGCGACCACTTGCTCCGCAGTCGCAGCTTCTTTCTTCTCTGCAAGGGCTGCCTCCACCTTGGCCAGCTGCGAAGCGGTAAGGCTTACATAGGCCTCACCCCCAAAGAGCGGCTTTTTTTCCTCTAAGGCACTCCCCAAGAGCGCCGATAACAATACGTATTTCATATCTCGTTTATTAAAGTTTCCAAACTCATTATTTCATCTACAAGGCCGACCTCCAGTGCGCCCTTAGGGGTATATACAGCCCCCTTGAACATGCGCCCGTCGTCCTTGATGTCTGCTCGGTACCCCTGCACGGAGCTAATAAAGCCCTTAGCCAGCTCGCTGAGGCGCTCCTTGGCCAAGGTGTCATCTCCTGCCACCAAGTCCCGCCATAGCTTGTTCTTCTCGCTGCTCTCAGGGGCATACACTTCATAGATCTTGGCACCCCACTTCTCGAACATCTGCGAGTAGTCTTGCGTATGTAGCATGGTGCCAATGCTCCCTATGGCATCGGCAAAGGGGCTGCTCACTACCTTATCGCAGGCTGCTGCAATCCAATAAGCCGCACTACACATATACCCATTGGTATAGGCTACGATGGGCTTTTCTATCCCCCTGATGATGTGGGCAAGCTCTGCCGTGCCTGAGACCATACCCCCGCCGCTGTTTATGTCTAATATGATAGCCGATACACTTGGGTGTGCGTCCAACTGCCGAAGGTAGCGCCCATAGCTCTGAGTACCTATATAGTCATAGGACGTATGCTTGACGATTGCCCCGTATATATCCACTACCACGGGGAAAGTATCCCGCCCGCTGGCACTCCCACTACGCGCCTGTACCTCCAGCTTAGCCTCATAATCCTCCTCCAGCTTCTCAGAAGCCGCAAAAGTATTGTCCTTAAAACCCTTTACAAGCGCAGGAATGATGGAGAATAGGTATTCTTTTTCTATTGATAGGATCATTTCTTTAGTTGTTAGAGATTTGTGGTTAGTATTTATTTACGGCAAAGGTAATATACCCCTTACACACCCCAAAGGACAGCTTTTATAATGATTAATGCCAACAATGATTAATTCCCTCATTTCTTAATTGGTTGGTGGCAAGAACAATAATACTCGGAATTTCTCGGTTATTTTCCCCAGAGTAGGGAAGATGATCGTTTGCCCCGTTAGACTAATGGTAAAGAGATCCTTCCCCGTACCGTTATCCACGATGTTGTCATCTATAGTAAGGCTAAAGGGTTCCCTATGGTTACCCACCACGAGCATCTCCTGAGCCGATACCAATGCCACCACATACTTGCGCTTTTTGTGCATGGATATCAGCTTCAGCCGCACCTCCTTGCTCAGCTCATACACAGGAAAGGTAACTTTCATATCGAAGTAGTCATTATGATTTTGTTCCTTGAGGCTTATCTTACGGCTGTAGCCGCTGGGGTGAGCCACTCGGAGTTTTACAAGGGCAGCGTTCGGATCGGGGGTGAGCGCCCTTAGATTCTGGTTAAAGGTAAAACTCGCCGCGTCAAAGAGCAGCACATGGCGGATCTCGCGTGTGAAATCCTCCCCTATATTACACAATTCGTAAC